GGCGCGGAGTGGCTTGTACCGCTCTGGTAGCCGCTAAAGATGGCAAAGTCGATGTTAGGCCCAACCGCTTTGTTTGCGTACCTAGGCCTGCCATTTTCCAGGACGCATGACGCAACCATAATACAGGCTCCGTTAAACCGCTGTGTTGTTGGCTGTCCGTGTCCATTGCCGGCAGCGCCGGTAACGATGAGATTGTATTGCTTAATCTTATCGCGCATCCAGATTGCATGCGGCAAGACCTCAGTACCATTACCGCCGCCCGTGCTGTTGTTGATCAGTCCGACACCATACTTGATCACAAAATCGTCAAAGGGCAGCAGCTCCCCGGTCTCGTTACACTGCGCAGTTACAGACGTGACCACACTGGACTTTGTCGCAAAATTGAGTCTGCCGCTCAGGATGCGAATATCCGGCAACAGCGACTGGATGATGTCCTTTGATGTTGCTATGTGGCCGAGGTCGGTTGCCTTGTCATCTAAAAATACCGTCTGCCCCTTGCCTGTGTACCCGGCGGCGATCCAGGCAGGCGCGTTTACAAACTGCATCTGCCGGATACAGTCGGGATCGTTTAAAAATTTTCCCATTGTTTCACCTTCTTTTTAAGCTTCTAGCCATATTTCATAGACGCGCATATACGGAAGCGGCGAACTGCTTCCGCTGCCTGTTCCAATTTTAATATAATGCGCCCCAGTGATTGCAGTGATATCTAATTCGGCGGTGGCTACAGGGCCCCGATAATCTTCGAGCGTCTTTCCCGTAATATTGTTATCAGGGTAAGCATTAACGGTTTGTGAGTCTCCTACAGCGACACACGCCCAGCCGTTATTGTAATCATCGCTAGTGTATGCCAGCATCAATTTTGTATAATTGGTTAGGTCTATCGCGTTGTTTGTAAAAAATATCCCGTCGCTTACACCGGTGTTACTTGCGACGTAAAGATTATCCGTGTTCTTCGTTTCGGTCGCGTTGCCTTTTATCGTCACACCTGTCCATCCACCCGTGAGCGCCGTGCATTCATCCCCTGCATTATACAGATAAGTTCTTGGGAGATAAGCACCAAGCAGACCAATGTTGCCTGCTAACTGCTGATATGTCGCGGATGGAGACGTGCTCACCCCTTTGCCAGTAATGGCGTTCGCTATGAGTGACTTTCCATTACTGGCAGACGTAAAAACCTCGTTAATCGCCCCTACGACGCTTTTGCTCAAAGTCGACAGCGAATTATCTGTACTGTTTTGCTTGGCGTCGATCGCCTCTTCAAGATCGCCAAATTTATTCTCCCAGGTGTACGTACTGCCCGATATTCCCATACAGATAAATACGGCTCGCGTTGCCGTATTTATGTATATCTGTCCGATCAATCCAATTGTGCTCGTTGTAGGGTTAGATGGTCCAATTAAGACCCCCCCCCCCC